GCTTAGCCGATTCAATAAAGGCCAAGTAAAGTGAAAGGGCTGTGACCCACAGAAAAGTCACAGCCCGACGCTTATGGCGTCACCCAACCACGATGGGCATTTACAGTATAGCCCTAGGAAGGCGCAGGATGAGCTTAGAAGCCTTATCAGCCGTTTTGCATCACTCTCATAGCACCGGCACAGCTCGGGCCGTCCTGACGGCTCTGGCGTGGCATTTAGGGGATGACCCTGAAGAAGGTTGCTATCCGTCACAATCTCGCCTGGCATCACTAGCCGGGTGCTCCGTTAGACAAGTTCAACGCAATCTCCAAAAGCTGGTCGAGCTTGGTGAAGTTGAAATGTCGCAACATGACGGAATCGGGTATCGGTTCGACAGAATCACAAACCGCTACTGGATCCAGATAGACTGTCCTGAAGGATGCGACGGCACTTTGAGTCACAAGTTACGGGGCGTCAAAAAAGGCAAGACGGGACGTCATTTAAGACTTATCGGGGTGACACCCACGACGTCACGGGACGGCGTAGATGTCGCCTTAAAGTTAACTAATAATTAACTTAAACTTAAAAGAACACTAGAAAGGAAAAACACAGAAATGGCAACAGTAATTATCTATGGAAAAGTAGCTGAGGTAGTCAACGATGGCTATCCAAGAATCAAGGTCTGGGAAAGCTACGACTTCAAAGGCGAGCAACGCAATCGCTTATGGACAGCCTGGCTAGATAACGCAATAAGCATCCAAAAGGATGACGAAGTCACCATCGAGGGATCGCTTGGCACAAAGGTTGGAACTTACAACAAGCCAGGTCAGGAAACTAAGCAAGTTGTAGAGCACTCCCTCAACCATTGCCTAGTCAAACTAACAAAGGCTGCACAGCCTAAAAGCTCCACCCCAATCGAGGATGTAATCAACATCATGGCTCCACCACCAGGAATACCACAGAACAATCCGTTCTAATGTTCGAGTTGTTTATTGCCGGTGACCCAAGACCGCAGGGATCTAAGAAGGCATTCAATCGAGGGGCGCACATCGTTCTCGTAGAAGCCAACAAAGACCTCCCAGCTTGGCGAGAGCACATGAAGAAAATGCTTGAACTCAAAATGATGGAGTTTGACAATCGCTTCGATGTCGCAGTCTCGGTCTCATTGACCTTTTGGTTACGAAGGCCTAAGACCGTCACCAGGCAATACGCAACACAGACTTATGATTTAGACAAGCTCACCAGAGCTGTACTTGACAGCCTTACGCAATCCGGCGTAATCAAGGATGACAGTTATGTTGTTGACTTGACAGCTCGAAAGAATTACAACGACCTGCATGAACCAGGTGTTCTAATCAGCCTGACACCGTTCGATAACAGTTTTATAACGGCTGGCGTGTCGGAGTTAGACCGCAAACGCACAGGCCTAGTTTGAAGCTATGAAAATACTATTCCTCGATCTAGAGACCTCGCCGAACCTGGCGCACGTATGGGGACTCTGGGATCAGAACATAGCAATCACACAGATAGAGCGTTCCACAGAAGTAATCTGCTGGGGAGCTCGATGGCTTGGAAGCGACAAAGTAATCTTCAAGTCAGTTCACCATCATGGTAAAAAAGCGATGTTGGATGAATTACACAAAGTCATGGATGAAGCCGATGTCCTAATTGGATGGAACTCAGCTGCCTTTGATTCAAAACACATTAAGCGCGAGTTTATAGAGAATGGCTACTTACCACCTAGTCCTTGGATAGAACTAGATCTAATGAAGGTTGTCAGGTCTCAGTTCAAGTTCCCGAGCAACAAACTCGACTACGTAGCCCAAAAGCTTGGAGTCGGAGCTAAGGTGCAACACTCAGGGTTTCAGCTCTGGTTAGACTGCATGGCCGGCATCCCTAAAGCCTGGAAGATGATGAAGGAATACCAGATTCAGGACGTCAACTTGCTAATTGACCTTTATGAAATCCTGTTGCCCTGGATCAAGAACCATCCGCATCAAGGCTTAGACCTAGCCGAACCAAACAGCTGCCGCAATTGTGGATCTACAGACATCAAGAAATGGGGCTTCAGGTATAACGCAACAACTAAGCTTCAACGCTATAAATGTATGGGCTGTGGGGGCTACCTATCTGGAGAGCTCGTCACGAAAGTTAGCACGAAATAACAATTTGATAACAAACCTAGGATAAATCACATAAATCTCTAGCCCATCGTCATAATGGACGTACCACACACAGAAAGGCAACAACTTGCTAAACATAATGAGAATAACTATGGCAGCATCCGTAGTCATCCTGGCTACATTCGCCGGCTTTATAGTTGACGAACCGGTCATAGGTCTCCTGGCACTATTCGCCGCAATCATGTTTCTAAAAGCTGATTGGAGTCGCAACTAATGGACTTCGAGAAAATCGTAGATAAGCACAAAGACCAAATTTCAGAGCTATCGATTCTTGGTTTCAACCTTGGCGTCACCGAAGGCAGAACCATCGAGCGCAACCGAATCATCAGAGAGATTGATAGGCAAATCTGTTGGGAATACACCAGCGAAGGCTCATGCGATCACTCAAGCTGTTGGGTATTGGATAGCGCGCTAAAGATTATAAAGGCGGATTTAAAGTGAATCAAATGAAGGTTGACAAGGTAATCAAAAGCTTCAAGACATCGGTCTACTCAGATGGATTCCTAAACGGCGTAAGGTATGCCAGAAATCAAGTAGTCGAGTTTTTAGAAGCTCATTACTCTTTAGGTGACATCCTTACCATCGAGGAGATAATCAAAGAGCTACAGTATTGGAAGATACAAGACAAATCATTGAGAGGATTAGCTGATGGCGAAGTGGCATCATTCGACAGCGTGGGCCAAAGCGAGGACTTATGCGAAGACTGTTTTGGAGCCGATCTGTGTATCGTGTGCGAAAGAACTAATCGATGAGGACTGGACAATTGATCACATCATTCCTGCAGGGGAAGGCGAGCCCAATCATGACATCAACAACCTTCAATCACTCTGCCGAAGCTGCAATGGTAGAAAGCAAGACCGGGTATTACAGCGGGTCACCTGGAGAAATCCTAGATTTAGCAAGGGCTAGGGTAAAGACGGAGGGGGGTAGCTATTGGGCGGGGCATAGACCTAGGCTACTCAAAGCCAGAAGAAGACCAAAGCATCGAGCAACATGGATCCGTTATGGGTGGAGGTCTCAGCTATTATGGATGAGGCTGAGCTGGCGTAGTCATTGGAGACCCGCATTGCAAAATAAAATACTTCAAATCAAAAAGTTTGGAAAAAAATAAATTGAAAAACTTGAATCCGTTTTTTTCTGTGATTGCTCCGGCATCCCGCGCAAGCCACGAGTTTTTTACAAACCGAGCAAATTATTTGAAAGTTGGCGATGAATGATAAGCGAATCGATTCGAAACTGGTTAGATACGCTGGAGTTGACGCTGGAACAAAAGGTTCTGGCAGGACTCTGCCTCCAGCTAGCCAAGTCATTCGACCAGCAAGCAAATACCTCGACTGCAGCCGAGCTACGCAAGACTGTGCTGGAATTGAAGCGATCTATTGGAGTTGCGAACGACGCCATTGATCCATTGGAGAAGTTGCTAACCCGATAATGCTTCAGCTCCCCACGATCTACACAGAACCCTTATCCAAAGACTTTGTCACCGATGGGGATAAGCTAATCGAGTTCGCCGAGATAGCTTGGAAGAGCCCGGAGAATCCCGACGGCCTAGAGCTCGACGATTGGCAGAAGTGGTTGCTTAGGGCAATCCTTGAACGCTATCCCGATGACAATCCTGTTTACCCCGGCAGACTTCGCTATCGCCAGGTTGTTATCTCAGTCGGACGCCAAAATGGTAAGAGCCTTATTGCTGCCATGCTTGGACTCTATGGTTTGCTACTGCATGAGGTCGGGCCACAATGCATCTCACTAGCCTCGAGCACCGATCAGGCCAACATTGTTTACAACCGAGTGCTTTATGTCATCAACTCAAACCAGTTCCTAAAAAAGCGATTCAAAAGAGCTACTGAAACCCGAGGCATTGTGACTTCCGATGGTGGAGGCAGGTATGACGTCAAAGCAGCTAAGGAAGCAGCCCTTCAGGGAATTCCTATTAGCTTCTGTCTATTCGACGAGCTTCACTTAGCAAAAGAAGGAATGTGGTCAGCGGCCGTCCTTGGAACTTCACAGCGTAAGGATGGAATAGTTGTTGGCATTACAACTGCCGGTGATCAAAACTCAAAGACCCTAATCGACCTTTACAAGTCTGGAACTCTAGCTGCCAACGGAGCTGAGGATCTAGAACGCTTTGGCTTCTTCCTTTGGACAGCTCCGGACAACGCTGCCATAGATGACCCGAAGTCAATCATGTCAGCCAACCCATCCGTTGCAGCCGGGCGAATCCCAATCGAGCAAGTCATCTCCGATCTAAAAACAATCCCCGAGCATGAGGCAAGACGCTATCGCCTGAATCAATTCATCGCCGGCACAGCTAACTCATGGTTGCCAGGCAATCTGTTTAGAGCTGCAACTGGAAGCGGAGTCACCAATCTCCAAAACGCCGTCTTTGCCGTAGACATTACAAAAAACTGGGGCCACGCTACCATTGCAATTGCTAACGACAACAATGGTGTTCAGGAAACGGAGCTAGTAATGTCTCTAGTCAACCCAACCGAACAACAGCTCTACAATGAGCTAACTTTGTTGTATAGCAAATACAGTCCGCGAGCGATAGCGCTGGATGATCGTCAGCTACCTAGTTTGGCTAAGAGACTAAAACTCTCGGGCCATACGGTCTGGCAACTCTGGACGAAAGAAGTCTCTTCAGCGTGCTCGGCTGTTTACGCTATGTTTAGTAATGGCTCCGTTAGGCACGCGAACGACCCTCTCCTCATCGCTCAAATGCCTAACGGAGTTTCTAAATACACAGGGGAAACATGGCTGATTAGCCGGAAAGAATCTTTGGGAGACATCGATGCTCTAATGGCAACAGTCATGGCGCTCTATGTTTCTTCTCGAGCGCAACACGTTGCCGTCGGCGTATTCTAGTCGGTGTATGCTACTATGATTACCATATGGCTACTTTTCTCGATAGGCTACTAGGCCGTCCTGAGCGACGCGCATTCCAGCCAACAATTCCAACCAGGTTTCCGGCTGTTGTCACTCCGAACACAGCATTGTCTCTGACCGCTGTTTACAGAGCCATCCAAATCATCGCTACTCCAATTAGCAAGATGACCATTGACACTTACCGATTTGCAACTGGCGTAGAGCTAAAAATTGATAACCCAGTTCTAGTCAACAATCCATCCTTAGACCAAAACCGCAGAGACTTTCTATTTCAGACAGTTTCTTCCCTGGCGCTCGAGGGCAACTCTTACTGGTTCAAGAACTATGGATCTAATGGACAGGTCAACAACCTAACCATTCTTCCGGCTTCCGCTGTTCAACCAAGCTGGCCTAAGTTCTCCGACGGCACTACAGATTACTCCTACGTTGTTTACGACTACCTAGGCAAGCGATACACAAAGCGAGAGATTGAGCACCTTAGAATCTTTAGCCAGGCTGGAGTTCTACTAGGCATTAGCCCAATTGCTTCATGTTCCAAGGACATTAGCGCAGCCATCGATCTAAGAGATTACGCTGGCAACTGGTTCACTTCGGCTGGAGTCCCAACTGGAGTTCTAAAGACTAACTCAATGATAAACAAGGCCGAGGCTGAGGAAGTCACAGCTAACTGGCACAACAAGCAGCAGAACCGCCAAGTTGCAGTTCTAGGAAACGGTTTCGATTACCAGCAGATCGCGCTCTCCCCGAAGGACGCATTGTTCACCGAAGTCCAGGATCAACAGGTTCAGGCCGTTGCTAGACTATTCGGCGTCCCGGCGCGACTGCTCCTGACTTCCGTTCCAGGTGCTTCAGACACTTACACAAACCTTCAGGACGAGAACCAGGTGTTCTATCGTCATACCCTTATGGCTTACACAGACGCAATCACAGACGCACTATCCAACTGCCTCCCTCGAGGCAACAGAGTCGAGTTCGACTTTGAGCACCTATTCAAGGCTGACGTTGCTGCAAGATACAACTACTACAAGGTTGCTATCGATGCCGGCATTCTGACTCCAGAAGAAGTAAGAACGAAAGAAGGACTAAATGTCTGAGATGATTACACGCGAGTTTCAGGCTCGATTAGTTGCCGATGAGGAAAGAACCATTGTTGGTTTGGCAGTTCCTTATGGTCAGGAAATTGAGCTAGGCGGAAACCTAAAAGAACGCTTTGAGGCTGGAGCTATCGATGGCGTAGAAGATGTCAAACTTTTCTATGGTCACGAAGAGCCAATTGGTAAAGTCGTAGAAGGCCGAGACACCAAAGCCGGCTACGAGATTGTTGCTAAGATTAGCGACACTCCTCGAGGCAACGAAGTTTACACCTTGCTAAAGGATGACGTCCTAAACCGTTTTTCGGTTGGATTCTTCCCGGTCGTAGATCGGAAAGAGGGCCAAACGATTGTTCGCGAGCTAGTGGATCTCAAAGAGGTTTCAGTAGTTCCGTTCCCTGCCTTTGAAGGCGCAAAAATAACCGAAGTCCGCAGCGAAGTAGAGCCAGAAGTGGCCGAGCCTGTTGTTGAGACTCCTAATGAAACAGAAAGTAGAACAATGTCAGAAAGCATTGAGTTCGACGTTCGCGCTGTTCAGGACGAGGTAGCAGAATTGCGCCGAGTCATCGAAGCAGGCAAGGCCGTTGAAATTGCAGCACCAGCAACACACAAGTTCCGCTCACAGGGCGAGTTTGCTAAGGGTCTACTAAACGGAGACGAAGACGCAAAGGCTCTAGCTCGCGCAGCTTCAACTTCAGCAGACGCAGCAATCATTCCACCATTCGTTGGATACCTAGACACACTAATCAACAACAACCGCCCAACTCTCTCAGCGTTCAACCGCGGAGCTCTACCAGCAAGCGGACTAGCTGTTGAATACATCCAGATTGACACCAACACCCTAGACGTCGAGCGTCAGGCAACTGAGAACACCGCACTAGCTTTTGGAAACATGAGCTTCGAGGTTATGTCTGCTGATGTAAAGACCTACGGTGGATACACTTCCTTCTCACGTCAGTATGTCGAGCGCGCAACCATCAACACTCTCGACCAGGTATTCCAGGGCTTGACAATTGCTTACGCAAATGCAACCAACAAGGTAGTTATCGACCTAATCCAGGGACTTGACTACACAGGCAAGGTATTCCAGGCACACACCAACGCTTCAACCGTTGCGAAGGGTATTGCAGAAGGATCTGCTTACATCTTCAACGCAACTGGTCTACGCCCACAGTTCATCGTTGCCGGTGTAACTGCTTACGTAAACCTAGTTTCGGTTGCAGCTACCGATGGCAGACTGAACCTATCCGCTAATGCTGATGGTGTAAACACAATTGGATCTGCAAACATCCCAGGTCTAAGCGCGTCCCTATTCGGTCTACCAATCATCGTTGACCCTCAGCTAGTTGCTACAACAGCTCTACTAGCTAACTCTGCTGCTGTTACCTCATGGGAGTCTGCTGGTTCTCCAGTTCGACTAACCTCTGGTGACATCACAACCCTAGAAGACTCTGTTTCTGTTTATGGCTACATGGCCGTTGCAGCACAGCGTCAGGGTGCAATCGTAGCCCTAGACGTAACCGCGTAATAAGGATCTAAAAATGGCAGTGACTTTGGCAGAGTTCCAGGCTTATGTCGGGACTGAAGAGACAACCTTCCCCCAGGAATGTCTCGACGCCGGACTTGCGCTAGTGACTAAACACATCGGAGCTATTACTGGTATTCCAGTTTCAGTTCAGGATCAATCAGTCCTAATCGCAAGCTCGGAACTCTTCCATCGTCGCTCAGCTCCTAACGGAGTTGCTCAGTTTGCAAGCCTCGATGGTGCGCCTATCAGAGTTGCCAAAGATCCAATGAACGCCGTTTACCCTCTCCTTGTAAGGTGGGTTGGTTACGGAGTATGAGCGAAATCAATGCTCTCAAGGTTGAGTTTAAGCTCGAACTTGATGAAGCTGGTTTGAATGTTTTGGAATACATCCCAGAGCGAATCACACCACCAATCGTTCTAGTCAACTCTGCCCAGCCTTACCTTCAGACCGCCGAGTTTGGCGAATGGAGCATGGGAGTTGAGTTGGTTTTGGTAGCTTCTACCGCAACCAATAAGAAAGCTACAGAAAGCCTGGATCAGCTAATCGAGGATACGTTGAATGCAATCACGCCTTTGACTTACGCCAGGATTACCTCGGTCAACCAGCCTTACAATTTACAGACCAACAACGCTGAGTTTTTAGCAGCAAACATTTACTGCCAGCTCAACTTAACAATTTAGAAAGGTAGCCATGCCGGCTTCAACTAGAATCAAAGCACAAAACATCCTTTTCAAGTTTGGCGCAACCGAATACGCGTGTGACGCAAACATGGTTCAGCTAACCCTCGATGACGCTCCTGGCGATGTCCAGACCTTCTGTGAAGTTCGCGTTGGAGGCCAATGGTCTCTACAGCTTGACGGAATCGTTTCTGGAGACGCTACAAGCCTTTACCGCGTTCTTTGGGACAACTTCGGTTCAACCGCTCAGTTTACAATCGCGCCTAACGGCAACGCAGTAGCTTCATCCAGCCAGCCTCACTACACCGGAACCGTTAGATTCGACCAGATTCCTCCACTTGCTCTTATGAGTAATGAGACTGCCGTGTTTAGCGTAACCCTGACTGTTGTGAACACACCTCACACCCCAGCCTCAGACATCTTCTACGGTGTCACAGTAGACACAACAGCTTAGTCATGAATGAACCTGCTGGCATAAAAGTAGCAGGGCTCAAACAGGCTATAAAAGCTCTCCAGGCTATCGGAGTGCCGGTTGCTGAAATAAAGGCAGCCGGCTCTCAGGCTGGTGAGATCGTTGCAGGTCAGGCCCGAGCTTTAGCACCGGTTAGATCCGGAGCCCTACGCAATAGCATTAGGGTTTCTAAAGCCTTGAACCGTGTCTCGGTTTCAGCTGGAAACAATAAATCAGTTCCTTACGCCAACCCTATTCATTGGGGTTGGTTTAAGCGCAACATAAAGCCTCAGCCGTTCTTTGTAAAGGCTTTAGGCATTACCCGCGATGAGGTTTACCAGAACTATTACAGAACCTTGGATAAACTAATAGCAAGCAAATCCACGAAAGGAATACCCACAGAATGAGCGCATTTGATTTTGAAAGCTTGACCCTCGAAGAAGTAGAACTAATCGAGAACCTAACAGGCGAAAGTATTGACAATGCTTTTGGTAATGGAAAGCCAAAGGGCAAGGCACTAAAAAGCTTTATCTGGATTGTAATGAAAAGGGACAACCCTAAGTTCACAATCGAGGAAGCAAGCAAGTTTACACTCAACCAGGCTCTAGCTATGGTTCAGGGTGATGAAGCAAAAAAAGAATAAGGAAGCAAGCAGCTCGACGAATGGCTGGCTTTTGCCAAGCATTCAACATGAGTCCTTCAGAGTATAAAGCCCTGACTCTCACCGAGTTTGCTGCCTTCCTCAAAGTTTTGGAAGATGGTATTGAAGAATGAGCTTAGTTCTCAATGTAGAAATCCTAGGTGAGTTCAAGAAGCTTACGGCTGCTACCCAGGGAGCCAACAAGCAATTGTCTGGCCTTCAAAGCGCAACCCAAAAGATTAGTAATGGCATTGGCAAGGCATTTGCCGGAATCGGTGTTGGACTCTCATTTGCCTTTATCACCAGGGAACTAAAAGACGCAGCTAAGGCTGCTGTTGAGGACGCTAAGTCTCAAGGGCTATTAGCAACAGCTCTAACCAATACAACTGGAGCAAACAACGCTCAAATTGCCTCAGTTGAGAAATCAATCTCTAAGCTTTCAAGACAAGCCGCGATTGCAGATGACGAGCTCCGGCCTTCATTTGCAAAACTAGCCAGAGCAACCGGTGATGTCGAACAATCTACAAAGCTACTGTCCCTAGCTATGGACATCGCAGCCGGAACCGGCAAAGGCTTAGATGCAGTCACGTCAGCTTTATCGAGAGCAGTTGGGCCGGACGGAACCACAGGAGCACTTGAAAGACTTGTCCCGGCAATCAAGGGCGCTAGCGATCCAATGGCTGAGCTTGAAAGGCTATTTGCAGGAAGCGCAGAAAAAGCAGCTCAGTTAGATCCTTACCAAAGATTTCAAGTAGCTATTGGTGAAGTTTCTGAATCTGTTGGTAAATCTTTACTTCCAGCTTTGGGATACCTAGCTGATTGGTTTGTTGATGTCCAACCAGACATTCAGAGATTCCTCGATGGCCTAGTTGGCGCTCTAAAGAACAAAGAAGTCGATGCAGCCATTGTCAGGATGCAGGGAGCTTTAGGAAACCTCGGTTTGACTATTGGAACCTTATTTGGATCCACAGAAACAGACCAGGCTAAAGGGTTCCAAAATTTCTGGATAACCTTAGCTGGAATCATTGAAACCGTAGCTAATCTACTATCTGGTTTAGGAGCTCCAATTGCAGCAGCTTTTGGAAATACAAAGCCAATGGAAAACTATCTGGATTCTTTGCTTGGTGGAGCCCAACAGTTAATAACCGGTAGAAACTCTTTTGCACCAGAGCCAGAACCGAGCCCTCGTTTTGCCGGAACTAACGCAGCTCAGCCAGTCACAATTAACATCAATAAGGGCAACGTCACGCCTCAGGAAATTGCAAAAGCAATAAATAAGGGAACAAAAACTACCGGTTCCCCAAGCATTACACCTGGCGCATTAAGGCGACTTGCAGGATGATTCCAGATTTCAAAATAGATGAAAATCTAATTGTTGAATTTCTGCTACCCGATGAGGATGGCAATAGCTTTATTCTCGGAATCAGCGAACTTGGTGGAACAGATGTTCTCGGTGGCTTTGGGGAGTTTACTCTCGGAGTTTCGTTACTTGGTGGCGATGATGTTTTAGCGCCTAGCTCAGGGTTCAAGTGGCAAAGCTATGGATGCGAAACTTCGGCAGCTCAATTAAGTCTCGGTGGATCTATCAATGACGCAGTTTACTTCCAGCCACAGCCAGCGACAGCTAATCTGACCCTTCAAAGCTATGAGCTTGACCCAACAGTAAATAAAAACATTAGAGCTCAAACTAAGATTCGGGTTCGTCTGGATTCAGAAGAAATCGATCGCGTTCTCTTTGTTGGCTACATCGACACTATCGACGTAACTTACTACCCATTAGGTCCAAACCTAATCAGGATAACTGCCTATGATGTATACAAGTCGTTGGTCAATGTTAGAATTGAAGATTGGGATACCACAATCCTCCACCACGCTTGGGCCAATACAGATGAGGTCTTTGAACTGGTGGCCCAAAAAACAGGAATTGGCTTATCGCCAAACTCTATCCCGACGGTCGGTAAAATACCTGTCGCGCAGCTTGAAAACGTCTTTGTTCCCGATGTTCTAAATGATGCCATCGATGTTGGATTAGCAATTGTTTGGATTGACCAGGACACAGAAGAGCTAACTGTAATCCCAAGGCCAACTTCTGCTTCAGGCGGCCCAACAACTTACATTATTGGAAACAACCACCCTGCAAATCCAAACGATGATCCTTATCACCTTTGCATGTCGGAGATTGTAGTTAGCTCGGATGCAGATTTGGTTTATAACTCTCTTAAGGTTTCGCTTGTTTCAAATCCAGCGACCTTTGTATTCCGCAAGGATCAGGATTCGATTGACCTCTACGGAGAATCGGCAATCGATGTTTCAATCAACACTACCGACGCAACTGAATTAGCTCGATGGGCCGCGGCTGTTTATACCCAAACTCCCACAAAGCTAGTTAGCCAGGTAGTGACTCCGGCCAAAGATAGGCTCGGAAACCTTACGGCAGCTTCGGTGTTGACACCGGGAACTCTCGTAGGGGTCAGCTATACTACTAACCAGTTAGACATCGTTGGATATTACACAATCATCCGCGTTAGTCACGAAATTGACGTTGATAACTGGTTTACAACTCTAGAACTTTGGAAGGAAGCCTAATGGCTTATAAAGTATTTACAAACGGAAGCGTTCTACCAGCTTCAGACGTCAACGACTACCTGATGAATCAATCTGTTATGGTCTTTGCCAGCTCGGCTGCCAGAGCGTCAGCAATTACATCGCCTCTCGAGGGAATGCTTACCTGGTTGCAGGACGGTAATCATTACCAGTTTTACAATGGCACAGCTTGGGTTGACCTAACAGACGAGCCTTCTGGTTGGTCAGATAAGTCTGCAAACTACGCAATTTTGGCCACCGATCTAGGAACCACAATTAGATCAACAGGTTCTGCAATTACAATCACAATCAATAACGTGCTTACTCAGCAAGGCGATCGCATTGACTTTATCCAGGCTGGAGCCGGTCAGATTACATTTGCAGCGGGAGCTGGTGTCACACTTTCATCTCGAAGTTCTTTGGTAAAAACTGCAGGTCAATTTGCTGGAGCCTCAGTAGTTTTTGGTGGCGCAGGGGTCTATTACTTGATTGGAAACTTAGGCTAAGAATGCTTATTCCACTAGGTATTTTAGAATCATCAGGATCATTTGGGCCATTTAGCTCTGAGTATCTTGTAATCGCCGGTGGAGGTGGTGGCGGTTCAAGCACTAGCTTTACAGATAGATCTGGAGGTGGAGCTGGTGCTGGTGGTTATCTAACTAACACACTTACTGGTCTGCAGGTCGCTACTAATTACACAGTCACAGTTGGGGCTGGTGGTGCAGGAGGTAGCGCAGGAGCTAATGGTGGAGCCGTAGGTGCTAACAGCGTTTTCTCAAGCATTACAAGTTCTGGTGGTGGAGGTGGACGTTCTGCATTTACAAATAACGTCAACGGCGGCTCTGGTGGTGGTGGTTCTGGCTATGCAGGTCAAACCGCTGCAGGGACAGGAACAGCCGGCCAAGGTAACAACGGTGGTGCCGGAGATGACTCAACAACATTTAGGGGCGGCGGTGGAGGTGGTGCCGGTGCTGTTGGTGTAGCTAATGGAGGAGACGGATTATCTTCTTCAATCACTGGTAGCGCTGTAACTAGAGCTGGCGGTGGAGGTCGAGGAACTAACCCAAGTTACGGCGGAGCTGGCGTTGGTGGTGCCGGTGGAGGCGGTAACGGCGGTAATGGAGCAACCGTTCCGACACAGGGATCTGCAAATACCGGTGGAGGCGGAGGTGGAGCCGGGGCATCAAACGCAGGGTCTGGAGTTGCCGGAGCAAACGGTGGATCTGGAGTTGTTATTCTTAGATACCCGAATACTTTAACAATTACAATAGGCGCTGGTCTTACTGGAACAACTTCGACGGTCGGATCAGATAAAGTAACTACAATTACTGCCGGAACCGGAACAGTTAGCTGGGCAGCATAATGGCACATTACGCATTCTTAGATCAAAATAATGTTGTCACTGAAGTCATTGTAGGCATAGATGAATCAGAGCTTATTGAAGGGGTAGATACCGAAACCTGGTATGGAACCTTTAGGGGTCAGGTCTGTAAAAGAACTAGCTATAATGGCAAAATTAGAAAAAATTATGCTGGAATTGGTTTTACTTATGACGAAACCTTGGATGCTTTTATCGCACCCCAGCCATTTCCTTCTTGGAAACTAGATAAAAGAAATTGTAAATGGAAGGCTCCCATTGTTTATCCAACAGACGGCCTAAGCTATTTGTGGAATGAAGAAAAACTAAATTGGGAGTTAGATGACTCTTCGGAGTTAAATAACTAATGGCGGATGAAACAACAGGCGTCCGTATAACTCAAAATGCAATCTACGCTAAGCAGCTAGAACATGGCGAGACTCTCATAAAAATTTTAGAGAAGTTAGATCACCTCGATGACGTGCCAGACAGACTTAGGGAAGTTGAATTGACTTTAGCTAGGCTTGCCTGGATCGAAAAAATTGCTTACACCGCTTTGAGCGCTGGATTGTTAGGTCTAATCTCTGCGGTTCTAGGTATGATTATCAAATGAGACTTCCATTCAACAAGCCAATTCCTAAAGTGACCTATGGTTTCGGATGGAGATTGCACCCGATTGAGAAAATTCGCAAGCACCACAACGGGGTGGATTACGCAGCTGCAATTGGCACTCCTGTTTATGCGATAGCCGATGGCAAGGTAATATTTGCTGGCCCATCGAGCATCAAGGGATCTAACGGCGAACCAGGAGGCGGTGGCTACATCATCAAGCTTCGACACAAGGTTGAAGGTAAGTGGATTACCTCGAGCTATATGCACCTAAACAAGGGTTCTTTGAGGGTTAACAAAGGGGAAACTGTCACAGAAGGCCAGCTGATTGCTAAGTCTGGAAACTCTGGAGCGTCAACTGGGCCACACTTACACTTCGAGATTCAGAACGGCAAGGACTATGTCTGGAGCTTGACCGGAGCTCGATACGAAGAACCAATTAGCTATATCAAAACTAGGAGCTCAAAGTGAAAGCCTTTATCGAAAAGCTAAAGAACGAAGAAACCATTAAGCAACTAAAAGCTGCACTTTGGTCTTACCTTAGAGCTGCAATCGCTTCTGTCGGAGCCATGCTCCTAGCGGGTGTAGAAGATCCAGGCAAGATTACAATGTCGGCTTTACTTGGAGGAATCCTTGGGCCACTTATTAAAGCTTTAGATCCAAACCAGGACGAATACGGAATCGGCGCAAAGGTGGAGGACGCACTCAAGCCAGAAAAGTAATTGTCATAGCGGTTTACTAGAATCGCCACATGAACATTACACAGAAAATTGAAGCTTTAGGCTTTGGAAGGTATTTGGGAACCTTTGATCCCAACTCCCAAGAATGGCACGCAGCCCGAGAGGGCATTGGCGGTTCAGACATCGGCGCAGTAATGAATAAAAACCCCTGGAAGTCTGCCTATCGACTTTGGGCTGAAAAGACTGGCCAGCTATCCGACGAAGTCGAACCTTCTATGCCGATGAAACTAGGCACGGCTTTTGAAGCTCCAATCAGAAATTTATTTCGGGAGCAAAACGAGGGATGGCTAACTGTCCATGAAACCGGAACCTGGCAGAGTGTTGCAAACCCAATCCTAAAAGCTAACCCCGATGGCATAATCGAATGGGCCGATGGCAAGCTCGGAGTCCTCGAGATCAAGTTCACCCGGCAATACTGGGATGAGCTTCCGGAGCACTACAACCTTCAAGTTCAACATTACCTTCAAGTTCTAGGTCTAGAGCGAGGAATCGTTGTAGCGGTCGCAGGAGGCGAATGGAAGGAGTTTGAGGTCGTTTGGGATGATTCCCTTCAGAAGGACATGAAAGAGGCTGTACGAGCCTTCTATGGCTTTATAACATCAAACAAGGCTCCAGACTACGATGGGAGCGACTCGACTTATGAGGCTGTCAGGGAGCTATCAGAAAGGTTGCAGGAAGGCGAGATTGAACTTGGATCGCTTTGGTCTAATTTGACAGCCACAAAGACTCAGGCTGAATACTGGGACAACGCGCTCAAAGCTCAGAAGTCAGCGGTGCTTGCTTTTATGAATGGAATCAAATACGGTCTCTACCAGGGCGAAAAGGTAATCGCTCTACAGGCAAGAAACGCTAAACCCTTTATCACGTTCAAATAGGAGAAAACACAGATGGCATTCGATCTATCAAATTACGAAACTGTTGCTGACCGCATCCAGAAGTTTTGGAAGACTTGGCCCCAGGGAAGAATAATTACCGAAATTAAACTGATAAACGAGACTGAAGTTGTAGTTCAGGCTTCAATCTTTACTGACCGGGAAGATCCTCGACCTGCTTCAGTTGACTGGGCCCATGAGACGCGAGGTTCAAGCCACATCAACCGAGCAAGCTTCCTAGAGAATTGCGCCAGCTCTGCAATTGGTCGAGGCCTTGCAACTCTCGGACTAAGCACATCAAAGAATCGCCCATCGAGGGAAGAGATGATTAAGGCAACTCGGGAATCTCGGAACTACATTGAGGAAGCATCTGAGGCTGCAGCCAACGGAGATCTAGAAACTCTCAGAACCATTTACAACACAGCTCTAAAATCACAAGTTGATAACGATGTTCTCGAAGCCATCAAAGGCTTAGCCGATTCAATAAAGGCCAAGTAAAGTGAAAGGGCTGTGACCCACAGAAAAGTCACAGCCCGACGCTTATGGCGTCACCCAACCACGATGGGCATTTACAGTATA